GTCGGCCACGTTCCAGACCACCTTGCGCAGGTAGTTGTGGTTCTCGATCTGGTCGCTCGGCGGCGCGGCCAGCATCTTCTCGATGCCGGCGACCCATGCCGCCACCGGCGCTGCCTTGCGTTCGCCGCTGCGTTCGTCGCGACACACCGTGCCGGTGGCGACCAGGTCTTGCAGGTCACGCAGGATCTTCGCGGCGCGCACGATGCGCAGCTCGCTCTTCGCCGGCTTGAACAGGCGCAGGTAGGCCAGCGCGGCACGCGCCAGCGGCGGTTCCATGTCGGCCAGCACCGCCGCGAGACGCTTGGCGTCATCCTCGACCAGGCCGGCCTCGATGGGCTGGCGCAGGCCGCAGCCGGTGCAGACGGTGGTGATACTCATGCCGAGGCTTCTCCGGGCTCTGGCTGTTCGATGTTCTGGACCAGGACTGCCAGGCGGTCTGCGACCGATTGCAGAGACTTCACGTTGCGGCGCCAGCCGGTTTTCAAGCGGATGCGCGCCTCGATGTCGGCGTCGGTCATGCCCAGGCGCTTCAGGTGTTCGTCGATGCGTGCGCCCAGGTCGCGCTTCTTCTGCTCGACATGCAGCGCGGCGATCAGCGCGGTGAAGTGGTCCTGCTTCTTCAACCACGCCACGCGCGCGATCCCGAACATGCGGTGGGCGATGGCGTCGGCGTACTTCCAGGGCAGCTTCAGGTCGGCGAGCAGCGCCTCGATCTTCTCGATCTCGCCCGGCAGCTGGTCGAAGTTGGCGGGCTTGCCTGGAAACTTGGCGGCGCCGGTGGCGCCCAGGCGGCGGAGTTCGTCCATCACGGCCTTGCGCTGGCGCGGCGACAGATCCTTGCTGCTCTCGACGGCGTCGCCGTGGGCCGCGGACACGCGCCGGAGCATGGCGCGATAGGCGGCGTCTTCCATCGCCAGTTGCTGGCGGCCGATCTGGATGACGGCGATCTCGCGGAGGCGTTTTTCTGCCACTCGGGCGGACTTGGACCGAGTCACAACCGATCCTCCGGCTCGAACCCGCCCGAATTCGCGTGCGCACGCGGGTCAGGCGCATTGTCGACCCCGCCCGCGTGCGTCGGTGGCGGGTCTGGGGTCTCAGCGGCTTCCAGGGCCGGTTTTCCGAAGCTGTCGGCGATGTCCTCGCCGAGCTGCTCCATGGCCTTCATCCACCGGAAGAAGCCGGGCGTCGCTTCAAGCGCACACAACTGCTGGGTCACGGCATCGACGGCGCGGTAGTAGAACCGCTCGGCGCCGGCCGGATCGATGTGGGCCGGCAACCGGATGCCGTTGATGATCAGGCGGAACTCGTTCATGCCGCATCGTCCTCCACCAGGTTCACGTCGCCCGCCAGCGCCTTGATGAGCTTGTCGATGTCCGTGTTGACCGCGGTGACGATGAGCTTGTCGCCGGCCGCAGCCACATGCCCGCCGATGCGCTTCAGGTCCGATGCCGGCAGGTCCGACAGCGCTTCGACGTTCGGCGTGCGCTTCACGCGGATCAGCACGTCGGCGCGATCGGGGAAGTGTTTCTCGATCAGCTCGATGGTGCGCACGTCGTCGAACTGCAGCACCAGCTTGCCCGGCTGTTTCGTGTAGCCCACCTTCACGCCGTGCAACTGCCGCGTGCGCGGCTTCTCGAACAGCGTCTTCGGCACCTGCTCGACCGCGGCGCGCAGGTCGGCCTCCATCTGGTTGTGCAGGCGCATCGCCGCCTTGAGCTTGTCGGCGCGCTGGTGCTTCAGCTCCTGGATCTGGTCGTTGAGTTCCTGGATCTCGCGTGCCAGGTTGGCGCGTGCCTCGCTGAACGCCGCGGCGGCGCGCTCGATCGGCAGCAGGCTGGCCGGCAGCGTGCCGGCTTCGGCGTCGTTCTGTGCGGGCTTCTTGCTCATGCGGTTTCTCCGGTGGTTTCGCATTGCGCCCACGTGTGCGCGACGGCATTGACCAGGCGCGTGAGCTGAGGGGTCTTGCGGCGCTGCGCGTAGGCACGCAGCGCGGCGATGGCGGCGCCGTGCGCGCCGAGGGCGCGCGGGCGGTCGATGGCGGTTTCCGTGGCCAGCGCGTAGGCGTAGCGGCCGCCAGCGCCGACGCTGCGCACGACGCGACCGGTCTTGCACAGCACCGGCAGCACGTAGACCAGGTCGCCGCGCGACAGGCCGGTGGCGACATGCAACTGCTGCAGGTTCATCGCCGCGCTGGCGGCCGTGAGCGCATGCAGCACGCGGGCGCTGTGGTCCTGGTCGGCGGCGCCGTCCGGCGCGGCTTTCGGCGTGCGGCGGCGGCGCTGGGCTTCGAGGCGGCCCGCAGCGGCGGGCTTGAGGATGGTTCCGGTCATGCGGCTCTCCGAGGTACGGTGAAAGCGGTGGCGCGGCGCGGCGGCGGGCCGCTGCAGTTGCTGCACAGGTCCTCTGCGACCCACCAGCAGCGGTTGGCGCAGGCATGGGTGTCGGTGCAACCGCACACGCGACAGGTACGAGGCTTGCCGGTGCGCTGTGCGATCTCGGCTTCGGCGGTATCGAAGCCGTCGAGCCAGGCGCGACGGAAGAACCGCGCGAGGCGCGTGTCCAACCCGTAGGGCGCCAGGCGCGATTGCCCGGCGATGCGTGCCGCGTGGCCCTTGTTCCAGGCAGCGTGGTCGCGGGTGTCGAAGTCGGCGCGCGCCATGGCTCAGCCCTCCGCCGCCGCGAAGAAGCGGTGGTCGCCCACGCGGCACACTTCGCGCAGCTCGCGCCAGGAGGCCGGCAGTTCGCCGTGGCTGGCGGCGATGAAGCTGGTGGCATTCGCGCAGCGGCCCACGTCATACGCGTCCGTCGCCACCGCGGTGCTGATGGCGACGGCGCGGTGCCACGCGGCCTCATCGATGAGCCACGGGTCGGCGTGCAGCTTCTCGATGCCCTGGTACTGCGCCACGGCGGTGACCACGTCGCATTCGGTCACCTGGGCGGCGCGCGCACGGTTGAGCACGGTGCGTGCGACCGCGGCCTGCCCGAGTTCGGGCTCGCCGCGCGCTTCGGTGAACACCGCGAGTGCGATGCAGTTCAGGCGCTGGCCGGCGAGCAGTTCGCCCGTGTCGGCTGCGGGTGCAGGTGCGGCCTCGGGCTCGACGTTCGGTAGCTCGGGTTCCTGCAACGCGCACTGCAGGTTGCTGCCGTCGCTGACGCACACCAGCGGACCGAAGGTGTGGTCGGACCACTTCACCGGGACCTGGCGCAGCAGATTGACGCCGTTGAACACGATGATGAGCGCGGTGTTGAGCAGCGCGAACCAGAACACCTTGCGCAGCACGTAGGAGCTATCGGACGCGATCATGACAACCTCCGGCGAATGGCCAGCTCAACCTTCTCGTCAACCTGCAGGGCCTTCTGGCAATGCGCGCAGCCGCACTGCTTCGCTTCCTCGCGTGCCTGGCGCAGCCATTCGCTGAGGCGCTGGTGGCGGTTGTGGCTGGGCTGCAGGCTGAGGATGCGAGCCATGACGGTGGCCGCCGCCGTCAATGCGTCGTTCGCATTGCTGGTGCTGTAGACCTCGGCATGCGTGGGCTGCATGACGACGACGGCGCGGCCGGTGCTGATGGCATTGATGATGGCCACGCCGTTCGGCTCCGACAGGATGCGGCGGATGTGTTCGACCAGGGCGGCGTTGCTCATAGCGCACCTCCGGTCACATCGACCGCATGCTCATAGCGACGATTGAGGAAGTCGCCGAACTCGCGCATGTCACGCAGAAGGACAAAACGCGAATCGTCATCACGATGAGACGGCACATCAACGATGTGACTGCTGAGTTTCTCGGCCGCGTTCAGCAGCGCCTTGGCAGCGGCCAGGCCGCGACGGATTTCTTGCTTGCTGTAGGTGCGGCTCATCGCGACGACTCCCGCACGATGTCGCCCGTCACCTTCGGCGCGCCGACCGCTGCCGCCGCGTTCATGGCGGCGGCGAGCACGTTGTGCACGGCCAGCGGGTAGACCCAGCTGCTGGCGCCGCGCTCCTTCGTCGTGGTCAGGCGGGTGCGCACCGCGTCGATGGCAGTACGGTCGAGCACGTCTTCCAGCTTCACGCCCACGCGCTGGAAGCGATGGCGCAGGTAGCCTTCCAGGTCGTTGTCGAGCGGCGGCAGGAACACGATCTCGATGCGCTGCACCACTTCGCGCACCTCGGGGTTCTGCTCGCTCAGCTTCTTGCCGAGTTCGGACTGGCCGAGCAGGATGATGCTGATGAGCGGCTTCATGCCGTCCTTCAGTTCCAGGAAGCGCTTCAGGTGCTTGAGCGTCGGGATCGGCAGCGAGTGCGCCTCTTCGATGATCAGCACGTGGCGGTTATTGCCGCGCGAGGAATCGCGCAGCGCGGTGTGCACCTGGCGGAAGCGCGCCTCCGGCGACGACTTGAGCGCAGTCAGCGGCGCCACCGCAGCCATAATGGCTTCGACGATGTGCTGGGACTTGAGCGTCTTGCCCTTCTGGTCGTTGTCTTCCATCGCCAGCACGTAGGGCTGGATGACGATGACGGGCTGTTGCTCGCGCGCCACGCGGTCCACCAGCTCTTCGCGCAGCGTGCTCTTGCCGGCGCCGGATTCGGCAACCACGGCGAGGAAGCCGCCGTGGCGAACCTTCTCCATCATCGTTTCGCGCACGTAGCGAATGTCCGGGCTCAGGTACACGTCGGCCGTTTCTTGGCATTCCTGGAACGGGTCGCGGCTGAGGTTGAAGTGCGCGCGCGTCTTGGCGCTGAGGCTCTGTTTGCGTAGCATGGCTTCGTTCTCCGTCTTCTCTTCGAGGGGTTGAGGGTTGGACACAGGCCTCGGTGCGTTGGCGCGCACCGGGGCTTTTTCATTGGCGGGCTTCGCACGTGCGAAGGGCCGCGGGTGGTGGATGCCGCGCTTGCGCAGCGCGGCGAGCAGGTGGTTGCGCAGCTCGGGCGACCGCTTCGGCCAGCGGCCTTCGTTGATGACCTTCGAGAGCGAGGCGCGCGGCAGCCCGACTTCGAACGCGAGGTCCTTGACCTGCACGCCGGCTTCGGCGATCAGCTGCTTGGCCATCAGCGGCGCGTTCATGCCGCACCTCCGGCAATGGCGCGCAGGTTCGGGGTCAGCAACGAACCGGCCGCGGCATCGAGCTGTTCCTCGGTGAGGCCATTCGGCCAGCGCTGGGCCACCACGCCCCACCAGTCCGGGTTCCAGACTTGGCCGCGTTCCTCGACGCGGATCTTCAGCAGCTTCACCAGCTCGAAGCCGGTGAACAGCGGAAGCTCGGCAGCGGGGGCGAGCGGGCGCGGCGGAATGGCCGGCAGATCGGCGGGCTTGACGACGTTGGGAATGACGACATCGGAGGGCTTGCCCGCCCGCGGGATCATCGGCGGGATAACGTCGTTCTCCTGCTGCCACAGCTTGCGCGGATCGATCCGGCCACCGAAGGGCACGGCCTTGGCCTTGCGCTTCTCTTCGACTTCGGCGTCGGTCTTGGCATCGTTGATGATGCGGTCGAGCTGCTTCGCCTTCGTCTGTGCCGGCGAGTCCGGCACGCTGACGTGACGTTCGCCGATGCGCGCCGCGGTGGTGACGAAGCCCCATTCGTCCTTGGGGATCTCCGGCGCGATGAGGTACTGCTCGGTGTTGCCTTCGCGCATGATCACGCGCACGCAGGCCTGGTCGAGCGCATTGCGCACCACTTCGACGCGCGACCCGTTGTTGATGCCGCCCGGATAGTGGCGCAGGTCGTAGACCTTGCCCTGGAAGCGGATCATGTAGTCGCGCACGGTGCAGGTCTTGGGGTGCGAGTTCGCCAGCGACTGCAACTGCTCTGGCGGCGGCACCAGAACCAACTGGTCCGGCGTGATGCGGCCCCAGCCGTCGCGACGCGTGAGGCCAGTGCGCGTGTGCACGCGGGTTGCGCAGAAGCGCCGCGCCCAGGCTTCGCATAGCACGTTCATCTCTTCGACGGAGCACACCGGCGGCAGGCCTTTGAGCGCTGCTTCGAGTGAGGTCTCGATCTGGTGATGACCCTTCTCGACCTGACCTTTGGCCCGCGAATTGCCACGGCGATTCACGATGACGCGGATGCCAAGAGCGCGGCACAGGTTGAACACCGCCGCCGCCCTGTTGCCGCTGCCGGGGTCGCACACCAGGATGAGCGGTCGGCCGTACATGCAGCCCATGCCCTTGGACATGCCATGGATCAGCGCCAGTGCCACGTTGGCCGAGCTCTCGGAGCCCTGCACGTAGAGCACATCGAAGCAGCCGCTGGCGTGGTCGGTGATGAGGTAGCGCCACAGGCGCTGCTCGTTCACACGCGCGAAGTTGTCGGGCTTGCCGCGATAGAACTCCTCCTTGTCCATCACCACCGTGCCGCTGGCGCCGAGGTAGTACTGCCGCGACACCGACGCATCGATCTGCCAGCAGTAGTTCGGATGCGGAGAAGACAGGCGAACCGCAGGCGTGTCGGGTTCCAGCTGCGTGGTGTTGACGCCGTAGCGGCGCAGCGAGGTGCGGATCTGCGATTCGCTCAGCGGGAAGAATTCGCCCGTGTCTTCGTCCACACGGCCGGCGACGATTTCGCCGTTCGCACGCAGAATCTCGACGGCTTCGCTCAGGTCGATGCGGCCGGTTCCGGTTTCGCGCACGGTGGAGCGGATGTACGCAGCAATGGTGTTCGCTTCGTCCTCGGTCAACGTGAGGGCGCCGGCATCCTTCCGCTGTTTGCGCTGCGGCATCGGGCAGATGGCCTTGATGCGCTCGCGCGCGGTGGCCGTGGAGCAACCGAGCGCCGCAGCCAGGCGCGCAACGATCTCGCCCTTGGCACCATGCCCGGCGCTGGCGAATTCGCGTGCAGCGTTTTCGACGAGTTCATCGTTGCGCATGGGTCAGCCCCGCTGTTCCAGTTCGAGCAGCGCCTTGCCCCAACCACCCCTGGCAAGGATGCGGATGGCGTCGTAGGAGTCGTGGCGATGACGCACCAGCATCTCGAACAGCGTGCACACGGTGGCCTGGACGCAGCCGAGCATCGACACTTCGAGGTCAACCTCGGTGCCGCATTCGGCTTCGTCCAGAAACGCGACTCGCTGCCCGCCGCCATCGGCGACGGCGCGCGAGATGGCCTCGATCTGGTCACGCACAGCCATCAAGGCTTCGGCGTTGGTCTCGGGCTTGCCGCTCATACGGCGTCTTCCAGGCCGGCGCAGAGCGATTGCGCCGGACTCTTCACGCCCATGCTCGACAGGCACGCCAGGACTTCCGCGGTGGGCGCCACCAATCCCATGCCGACCCGTGCAAGCGCCGCTTCCACCTCCTGATGCGTGTCGTCCTGCAACAGTTGCTGCAGCCCCTCGAAGATGGTCTTCAGGTGCGTCTCGGCACCGATGAGTGCCTTCTCGATCTCCAGCACCAGGTCTTTCGCGACCTCGCTCGGCTTCGCCGTCTTGATGCGCTGTTTCGTCTTGCGCAGATCGGTTTCCAGGCGTTCGACTTCCGCCACGTGTTTGGCGATGCGGTCACCCTTGGCCTTGTTGTCTTCACGGGCTTCGCGCAATGCCATGCGCAGCTCGCGGACGGTCATGCTCGCCACGTCGTCGAGGGCCAGTTCTCCGGTTTCGCCGGTTTCGGCCAGCTCTACAAACTGGTCCTCAGGCAAGCTGAGAAGCTCGATCAGCTTGGCATTGGACCCTGCGGCCTTCATCAAATGCGTCGACGTCGACGCATTTGGCAGCGCTGCCAGACGGCGCGCTGCCTCCATCATGCGCTGAGCTTGGCGCGGCTCCAGACCCAGCCGATCAATAATTCCAGCCCATTCGCCGTGAGTAGAAGCCTCTTTGGCGACAATCAGCAGGCGACCGGCGCGGGCAAACGACTCGCACCCATGCCGCATCTCATTGCGGATCTCGGATTCGTAATGCGTTGGCTCCCAGGGCAGGCCGTCTCCGTATTTCATGACGAACGCGTTGACGCGAGCGTTGCGCTCAACTTCAAGGGCGTGATTCGCCACAGGGACCAGTGCGCCAGCATCGGCGGCGTGATCGATGACTTCAGTGGTGCGTTTCGTGCGGGCCATGCGTGGTCCTCAGTTCGGGGTTCGGGAGTAGCGGTTTTCAAAGGACGCCAAGCTGCCCTGCAGGCGCGAGACTTCGGCCTGGTGCGCGATGGCGACTTGGACGATTCGCGGCGACAGCCGCCAGAAGGTCTCGCGGCCCGGGACGCGCTCGACGTAGCCCTCCGATTCGAGGACCTGCAGGTCGCGCAGAGTGGTTGGGGCGGCTTCACCTACAGCGTCGGTCAGGGCTTTCAATGCGACGCCGTCGAACGAATGGCCGGAGAGACGCATGATCAGGCGCAGCGCGCGGCGCGTGCCTTGGTTGCGGTTGGCGTCGGTCACGGCTGACCCCACAGATGAGCCTTCGAACCCGGGCAGTACTGCCGACCTGTGGTCGGTCGCTTGTCCGCCTCATCGGCTGTGCGCACCAGGATTTCGGCCAGTTGCCGAAGCTGCTCGGGGCGAAGCTCGGCGCCGTCGCCGGGCAAGCCATCGACCACGACCAGCGGGCGGTCGTGGCGGCAGCGGCGGAAGGACGTGATGATCTGGCGCTTCATCGTGAAGCTCCGGGCTTCCCGCCCAAATACGTCGACGTCGACGCATTTGAGGGCCGACGATACGGCCGCGTCCGGTTGATCCAGCCACAGAACCGCGCGTGGACCCGGTCCCATGCTGCTGCGCGAAGCTTTGTGGAGCGCCTCATCTTGCGCTCAGCGACCTGCGTGCCAGAATTCGGTGTACGAACGGTCATGGTCAGGCCGCCTTGAGGCCGAGCTTCACGGCGATGTCGTGGCCACGACCCCAGCGGCCTTTGGACAGGCCATTCACCACCTTGTAAACCTCGACGGGCGGAAAGCCGTTCTGGCGCGCCCACTCGGAAAAGGTCCGCCCTTCGCGGACGAACTTCGCTTTCAACTGTTCAGGAGTAAGGGTCTTGCTGCTCATCTCACGGGTCCTCTGCTGTGTTTAGGCGCCTTCGCATTGGTGCGCCGGTATTTGTAGAATATATCTACCTTTGTAGATCGACAAGGGGGCGGGCGTGAATTCTTTCGACGACGTGTTACTGCGCTTCAAGAGCGCTGTCGGAGCCCGCACGGACAAGGATGCTGGCGCACTTCTTGGTCTAGCCGATAAGGCATTCAACGCCCGCAAACGGCGGGGTGTCTTTCCGATAGACAAACTCTACGTTTTGGCGTCTCAGCGCCCAGACCTGAAGATCGATGTCAACTACATCGTCACGGGTGAATCCAAAGAGTTCCGGACGAAGATCGACGCACTACGCGAAGCGACCGAGGCAGCGATGAAGTTCGAGCTGCCTTCCGACTACCAAATCGTCATCCGAGACATCCTGTTCGCGGTCTATTTGAACGATTCGAACATCGCCAAGTCTGCGATCGACCAGTTCGTCGCATCTCAGAAGAACACGCCACGAATGACGTATCGCGTGCAGGAAGAACCCGGCGACTACGACGGCGCCGATGAGAAACCCGTCAAGCCAAAGAGAGGACCTGGCTTATGAAAGACGCCACCGACCTTGCGCGTAAGCACATCGCCGAAATGCGGCTATGGGAAAACGATTCACTCGAAGAGCAAGACAGCGTGCGTGAGCAGCAGGCGGAGGAAATGCGCCTGATCGCCAGCCGCTACGGCGCGCAGCGCGAAGAGTTTGAAGAGGTCTATCGAGACGCGCGCTTTGGCGTGCCTGTGGCCGCCCCGAGCGTCGCCGAGAAGTCAGATGAACACGTTTGCTGTTCGAAATGCGGATCGAAAGACCTTTCTGCACAACGCAAGGGCTTTGGCGCTGTCAAAGCCGTTGCGGGTGCAGTGTTGCTCGGTGGCCTGGGATTGCTTGGCGGCTTCGTCGGATCACGCGATGTGATCGTCACGTGCCTCAAGTGCGGCAATCAGTGGGCTGCGGGCGAAGGCGAAGGCTGAGGCGAAGGCGGCGGCGTGATGGGTGATCAGGATCAATCGGAGATCGAGATGAGTGAGACGAACGACGCGGCCAAGGCCGACATTGATGTCGGCCCCGTGCAGATGCTGATGATGTTGGCCGCTATTCGACGCGCCGACGAGCTGCAGGGCCAACAATCCCCAGACGAGCCAGAAATTTCCAGACGGCAGGCGCTAGTAGCAGCTCTGACGGAGCTGACGGCGGACATGAACCTTTGCCTGGACATTCTGGCGAAGGCGAAGGTGGTGTAGTTGCGATGGGTTCGTTCATGGCAAAGCGCTCCCTACCCACCGCAGGCGCCTGGGCCGGCCGCGGCGGATACTGTCTCCACACCGCCGAAGCGTGAGTCGTGGAATGACCTCGCCGGCATGGATGTCTAAAAAGGCGGTGTGACTGTGAAGCGATGGGCGCGCGTTCCGGACGCGCGCCTATTGCTTTGGTTCGATCTCCATCGGCGCATGAAACAGACGCTGGCATTCGTGGCACCAGTAGGCGTCGGAACCGCTACCGATGGATTCGCTGATGTGGTGAGAGTCGCAGCGCGGGCACTGTTGCACCAGGGCGGGCGCGTTTTCCCACAGCGCATCGGCTTCGTCCTGGTCGAGCGTGAGGGGGCAGATCATGGTCCACACGCCTTCGGCAACGCGTTGTGTTCGACGCCATCGAGCTTTCGTCCAGCGGCCTGCACGCCAACGCGAGCGAACGAGCGGTCCAGCTCGGGGAAGTAGCTGATGGGTGCCGTGACGTTGCGGGTCTCTTCGACAAAATCGAAGCCCTGGCCCCACTCAGACCATTGCTTGAAGAAGAAC